TGCAGCCCGGACAGTCGCTGCTACGGTTTGATCGACTTGCTGGGCTTTGCCGGCGGTGAGGCCGGTTGTAGCTAATGTACCTGTTGTCGGTAATGTTACATTAGTTGCACCGGTAACCGTGAGTGTTGTATTGAATGCTCCAGATGTTGTTAAATTTCCACCTAGCGTGATTGATTTGCCCGTATTAGCAACACCAGTTCCACCATATTGACCAGCAACAGCTGTACCATTCCACACACCTGTTGTGATAGTGCCAAGTGATGTTAATGATGATGTTACAACACTTGACCCCAATGTAGTATTAGATAATACTGAAACATTGTTTATCTTATATGTTTTTCCTAATGCTAGATTAATGTTTTCAGATGAATCCCAATTAATCCCAGCAGAATTCCAATTGAATGTTTTATTTGTTGCACCGAGTAACGTAATACCACCACCATCGGCAGTAATATCTGTCGGAGTTGCAACTTTGCCTAATGTAATATTTGTATCTTCGACATCGACAGTCGAAGTATTCATCGTGACAGTCGCCCCCTGCACGGTCAAATCACCTGTTATTAGTGCATTTCCGGCCTTATCGACATTAAATTTTGATATACCACCTATTTGCATATCAATAAGTTTTGAATTTACATTGGATGCTGCATCAGTTATGTTTATCCTAAATCCCGTGAAGGGAGTAGCGGCTGAATTCCATGTCTGATTTCCATTGAATAATGGCTGATCAGTCGTGATTGTTGGATTTGCTAAAAATGATATTCTACTGCCAGAAAGTATTTGACCGGTTTCATCGATAAAATCTATCGGTGTTGCTGTGCCTGACCCGCCTACTGAAATGCCGTTTTTTGCATTAAATCTTTTTTGTGCCATAACTCGGTTCCCTATCCCCGAAAACTACAATTTGTTTATAATCTATTTATTACTTTATGGAAGTCGCAATAACAGTGAATACCGAATTTGCAATAGTAGTTGTTGCAATTAGCGACATAATACCACCAGCAGATGTTATATCGTATGATACACCTGTATCATTGATTTCAACATTGCCGAATTCAGTTACCGCAGTAGTAACGGCACCATCATTAACAGCCAACAATTTAATCAATTGATACGCACCGGCACTTGCAACTGAACATTTTACTAAGAATTCTACTGCTTTATATGCCGCGGGTACAGTTGCAATTGCCGTTGCTCCTGTGATTGCAACAGATGTACTAGTAACATCCATTAAGGTAGCATCGCCTGTTCCATCATTCAATGCTAGTGTGTTAAGTGAAACATCCGTGATTGTTGTCTTTCCTGTTACACCCAATGTACCAGCAATTGTTGTATTACCAGTAGTAGGATTGACAATAAATTTATTTGAATTGACTGAAAATGCTCCTACCACATTCAATGTGCTCGATAATGTTGTTGCGCTGGCGACATCTAAAGTACCAGCGATTGTTGTGTTACCAGATAGGGCAGTTATATTAAATTTATTTGTATTGATAGCAACGTTACCAGTAACACCCAAAGTGCTCGACAATGTTGTTGCACCTGTTACCCCCAATGTACCAGCGATTGTTGTATTACCAGAAAGAGCAGCAACGTTGAACTTATTTATATTAACCGATAAGGAATCTACTACGTTTAATGTACTAGATAATGTCGTTGCACCTGTTACCCCCAATGTACTAGATAATATTGTTGCACCTGTTACACCCAATGTACCAGCGATTGTCGTATTACCAGACAGAGCAGCTACATTGAACTTATTTATATTGATAGCAACGTCACCTGTTATCCCCAATGTGCTCGATAATGTTGTTGCACCTGTTACCCCTAATGTTCCATTAATATCAGTATTACCAGATGCTGCCAATACCAAGAATTTATGATTTGGTGCTGAACCGCCTACTGATAAATCTCCGGCGAAATTTGTATTACCCGGCAATGTTCCTACTAATTTAATATCAATAACACCCGCACTTGGGTACATTATTGACAATGAACTATCAGAACTAGTTACTGTCTTATATTCAAGTCCAGTCGCCGTGGCATCAACACCCAAGAATTGATTTGCGGTTCCTATCGTAGTTCTACCAGTACCTCCCTTAGTAGTTGATATTGTTGTTGCGTTCCAAGTACCTGTTTGTATGTTCCCAGAAACATTTAATGTTGTTGTATTAATTGTACCAGCAAATGTATATGCACTATTGGGCAGGTCAAATTTTACTTTATTTGTCCATAATATAGCAGAGCCACCTGTTGTACCATCTGAAAACCACCAATCTTGAGTGTATTTCTTTGATGTCCTCATCATTAATGCATGGTCGCCTGCATTACTTCTATCTTTAATATAAGTATGAGTACTATTATCCCAAGCAGCATTCCATGTGAATCCCCATTCAAATGAATCGGTTTCTATACCAGGTGACCCAGGTAAACCCTGAATTCCATCATCGAGCAAATCCTGATATTCTCTAACACCTCGAGAGCCAGAAAGGATTTTTCTAGCAAGATATGTACCGGCTAATGATTGATTAATTGCACCATTAACATCAATGTTAAATTTATCTACCCCGGCCAATTTAAAGGACAATAATCTAGACCCCGGTGCTGATGCTGTATTAGTTACATCTACATATATACCATTGAATACTGTACCTGCATTATTCCAAGTCTGTGATGCAGATAATATCGGAGTATTAGTACTAAGTATACCCACTGTTGATATTAAAGAAGAAGAAAGAGTAGTTGTACCGGCGACACCCAATGTACCAGCAATTGAGGTATTACCAGATGCAGCAGTTATATTGAACTTATTAGTGTTAATAGCAACGTCACCAGTAACGCCTAATGTAGAGGAAAATAAACAAGCACCAGATGCATTGAGTGAAGTAGTAGATGTTATTGCTAACGATGTAATACCAGCAACAGATAATGTACCTGCAATTGCGGTGTTTCCAGTCGCAGACAACATGGTAACTTTGCTTGCTCCAACATGTAAATCGCCGTTAGTAGTCAACAATCCCGTAAGTGTTGTTGCACCTGTTACTCCCAATGTACCAGCGATTGTTGTATTACCAGATAGAGCAGCTACATTGAACTTATTTGTATTGATAGCAAGGTTGGAGAGGACACCTAATGTACCAGCAATTGTTGTATTACCAGATGCAGCAGTTATATTAAATTTATTAGTGTTAACTGATATATCACCAGTAATATCCCCGCCGCTTCTATTAAATTTCTTAGTATAAATATCATTTAATACAGATACAACATCAGTTACTGCGAATGTTTGGTCTGGGGATACTGTTAATGGGTCACCTACGTTGTTGGAGATTGTATTTGTCATCACTCTCCAGTCTTCAAAACTGTTATACAATTCTACGATCGGTTTTGCCATTATGTGTTGACCTTATTAATAATTTGTTGAAGCATGGATTTTATGATATTCATTTCAGATTCTAATCTATTTATTTTAATCCTATCAGCCTCAAGTTCTAACATTTTTTTATGTTGATTTAAATATCCTGTAGGTTTAGCGGTAGAAATTAAAATGCCTGTACTCGCTTGCATAATATTATCGACATCAGTTTTATGCATGTGCAATGACTCTCAGCAATTTAAGTTTAGGAGTAACAGCAGTATTCGAACTTAACAATACAAACTTCAATTGGAATTGGTCAAATAGGTCTAAATCAGTAATATTAAATTCATACTCGATGAAATCAGTTTCATTGACTGATTTTTTATATGTAATATCGTGTTTGCTCCATCCTACATTGGATAATTCGAGCCCAGCATTTTGCAATCCTGTCCTGTAATATAATTCGAATTCAGCATCTGTATGAATATTAGCATCGACTAGTATTCTGAATCCAGTAGATTTATTTGTTAAATTGACCTGTTTTGTTATATGTTTTGATTCTGCTGTACCACCATTCGATGTCTCTGAAATGAATGATATATATTGTTCAACTGTTGCACTTCTGTTAGACTCAGTGACTAATGTATCTCCTACTACGGTAAGGGTATTAGCAAAAGTATCAATTTCTGAAATATAACCAGATAAACCATCATTTAATCCGCCTGCATCGAGTATTTTAACCCAGGCGCCTTCTTTTATTTTTGTGTAATCTGTTGTACTTGGTATTGTGATATTATTGGTCACAGCATCAAAGGAAACATTCGATGCTCCTACTACAATAGTTTCACCATCGATATTGAAATCTATGTCAGTACTAGATGGATTATTAATTTTATTACTTAGTAAATCGACAGATAATAATTCCAAGTCAATCCCTGGAGACATTGCATCATTATTAGAACTGAGGGCTACTTTCAGATTAAATGAATTCACCCCAGCTAATTTTGATACTCTATTGGCGGATGTATATACATATTTGTTACTAGTCAAATCAGTAAAATACTCAGGAGTAATATCAGTATCTGTTGCATCTCGGTTTATCGAATTACTCAGTCTGGCAGTTACTTTAGTACCTACCTCTCTGCCCTCGGATATACCAGATACCATGATAGTGTCATATTTTATCGATTGTTCAGTTTGTACATCTGAACCGCCGACTTTGTTTGTGGCCGAGGCTGCCGATGCTAGTCCAATGGTATAATAATCAGAATTGATAACTGACAATACAGAGAACTGAGAATTAAAGGTAGCATCAGTGCTTCCACTATAAGTTACTAACATACCAGGTGCATATCCATGATTGATATGATGCACTTTAACCGTGGTTTGCCCATTTGTTGTCATAAATGGATTTGATACTAATGTCACTATATCGTTAGTTGGCGCTTCTACTAAAGATATATTGCCGATAACACCAGTATTAAATTTTGCTCTGTTTAATCTGAATGTCAAATCTTGAAGTTGCTCAGGTGTCCATGTAGAATTATTTTGTGATTTAAATAATGAACCAACAGCAGGTTGCTGAGTAATTAGTACAGCAGGATTGTCAATCCTATTATCACCCATAACAGATGTCCAAACTTTATATTTGGCTGAATTTGTCAGTACTTTCACTGCATATTCTTTGCCAGATTCCAAATATACCAACGAATCGAATTTGAATTTTACTGGAACTAACGATGTGCTCGATGTCGTAACAGCAGCTGCCGGCAATATGACTTTGGAACCTTCGATTATAATGTTAGTAGGATAACCATTCAAAGTATCTACGAGTTGAATTTCTATAGGAGCAGTATCATCTTTCGCCGCAAAAAATAAATCGACTGATGTTAATAAGACACCTTCCGTGAATGTATTATCTACTTTAAATGTTTGTGCTAATGGTGAAATTGAAGCGCTCATGTATTAAATCCTTTTAATTATTTACGACTGTGAGAAAAACTCAGTCGTCTTTGTCCTATCTACTACACTCGTCACTGTTCTTTCTCCGAATTTATTGTGCTTTGTATGCGCATATACATCCCCATTAGATATATATGCTGCATCTGCCATTGTGCTAGATGCATTTGTATCTGGTGTATTTGCATCACTTAATAATATCTTTTGGATACCAGAGTCAAATGTAAATGCTGGAATTACTAGGGCACCATATATATTTCCGAGGGAATTAGTCGTTCTACTTCCACTTGAAACTGATACAACTGTGCCAGTACTCATGCTTACACTGCCAGTTATGGTACCAGAAATTGTGCCTTTTACATTTGTTACATATAATATTCTCTTATTAGCACCTAAAGTTTTATCGTAAATAGTCTCGTCTGATATTACAATAGCACTACCTGTGAGGCAAGTGATAACATCTCCCTTTAATATAGTATCGTATGAATTGATTGAAGTCGTTCTCAGTAAAATATTATCATTATATTGCTGCCCCTTTGCTGGTGCAAAGGCTCCTGTGGTCGAAACTTCAACCATAGTGCAAGGAGTAAAATGAGAATTTACGAGAGTTCCACTTAAAAATACATTCATATCAGCAAATGGTTTAAGCTTTGTTGCGGATAATATAACGGTTCTAGTTCTGAGTTTAGATGCTTTGAAATTATTGACTACATCGTAACTACCCAATGATAATGTTTCTTGGGCACTCGTAGTAGATATGTTTGTTTCTATTCTGTCGCTTGTCATTGTATGTTTCTTTTAAATTGTTCGTGTGTTATCTATCATTCCGGCGCCATCTCTTTCTGTATCTGGTAACACCGCCGACGTCAGTCCTAGTATTATACGTTCGACCGTGTTTCCTGTTGTTTATCTTCCTGAAATAGCTAGATGCATCCGCCATTCTACCACTTAACGTAATATATGCTCTGGTTGTCTTATTTATATAATTAGTAACAGGCGCAAGTCGCACAGTAGGGTCATTGACGACAGAAAATCTATGTATAACATAATTATCTGCTGCAGGTAATACATCGAGTTTACCAGTGAAATCTAATGTGGAATATGCTTGTACAATTTCTGCTTTTGATGCCATCGACTGATTGAGCATATTTACTTCTTCGTATGGTAATGTTATTAAACTACCTGTCAGTTGATAGTTTGATGCCTTTCTGGCAGTAGCTGTAATGCCAGTCGGCTCCATTAATGTAACACCATCCAATATAGCTAATGCTCTGCATTCTCTGTTTTCAGGGTCAATCGCTGTAGATAAATCTGGATTAGATATATCTGATACTTCTAATCCAGTAAAATTATCAACCAAGAAACCGTTTTTATCTCTTTCTAAACCGAAACTATCTTTGATTGACAAATTCACGGTTGATTTTTCTGCTGCACTTAAAAGTACTTCTGTTTCTACATTAGATAATCTGCTATCTAAATCTTTTACAGCTCTCATTGTATAATTAAGTATTTGCTCATTAGAAAATGATACATCAGTTGATGGTACATTTGTCTTTGCAGCTACTGATATTGTAACCAATGGCATTCCATCGACCATATCACCGCCGAGGATATAAGTCATTTCTCCTGAATTCGATATTCCGAGTGAATCTGTCCTAGATAAAAAGTATGAATAGCTTGTACTCATAGTAGACTCAGATGATAATGGGTCAGATACCGATGCACCAGTTACTACATTGAATTCAGTACCATTGTCCGAAATTCTGCTCCTGAAATCCAAGCAATCTGGCAGATAATAGTCAACATCTCCTATTTTAACGGCATTTAACAATGCGGTTGGGATTGAAGAATATGAATCTACACTGAAATAATCTCCATCAGAATGCACGAAATACTCGAATATGATACGAATTGGTCTAGTAGTAGTACGATTAGTCCGCACTCGACCGACATCATAGTATTCTGCTCGCTGCCCATTATCAAACACGTATTTATTTGTAATATCAGATTCACCTGCTTCAACGTATGATGCTTTATCAGTAGGGTCACCCGATTCTGTTATCTTTATAATACGAAGGCAATCTGCCTCATTTAAGGATATATTCTTGCTATCATATTTTTGTGAGGTCGCATTTGTAAGTGTTAATGCGCCGACTGCTAGGGACTTAGTCTTTTCTTTAGCAAATGCACCTGTTCTTTTAACTAATATAATACCCTTATAATCAGTGGCAGCTAGCAACCCACTGATAGTCAATGTTGTTGCAGGAGTATCAAGCGAATATGTTGCATTAACAGGCAAACCTGTACTGCCCGAAATTATAATATGTCCCGTATGTAAGAATGTTTCCCCATTTGTTAATATAATATTATATGTAGTGCCAACCGTGGTGAACTGATATGATTTGGATACGACATATTGCATGTCAATATCACCATTAATATCTCGAAGTGTATTTATAGCCTTAGATGGCAATTTGCGAACATAATCTCCCAATATAACAAGTTCGGCAATTTCTCTATATAATGTACTTGCCGATGCAGTTATATCAACTGATGTTGTTATTGTTGTTGGGCTTGATATGGTAACTACTTTAGCAGATACCCCCGAAGCAACAATTCTATCACCTACTGATAATTCAAAATCAAAATAAGTACCGACGCCAGTTATGGTAGTGGCAGCAGATGTACCAGAACCGCTTAACGGTATTACTTTCGAAACGATATTAGCAGAAAAGGATGTACTATTAAAAGAATATGCATCCCTTGCAAAATTATTTTTAGTATTTAATTTTATATTAAAAAGGAACAGCCTATATGTGCTATCGATACCAGGTGTACCAGACAAATATTCCAGAGACCTAACCCGGGCAGTACCAATGATTGCACTTGTAACATCCAATATATCTACTTTTGTTAAATTAGCTGTTATTGAAGGAACGCCTATTATATCTTTGACTACAATATATGCACCGGCTGGCGTATATAATTGTGCTTGAGATAGTTGGCGAGTTTGTCTAGCTTTTGATACAACAGCAGTTGTAGCTAAGTTAAATTCAATTTCAAATCCTTTTATATATGCTTTACCTGGACTTGTTTGAATTGCCATTTTACTTTCAGCAATAATATGCTCATCTATCAGTTCACTTGTGATTGGTGTCGTTCCTTTATTGTCAAACAATCTCTTATTTGGTACTTGATTCCAATAAATTACACCATCAGATACGATTCCATAAGTATGCACCGGGGCAGCTGAACCAGTATATCCTTGATTCATTGCGATGTATGTAATATCGCCGTTAGATACTAAATCGCCAATTAAAACTGGGATATTTGGGAGCCATATTCCTCTATCATTCTTGCGATATTCAGCCGCATTAAATGAAAATGGAGAAACTACATAATCACCAGACTCTTCATACGTTCTTCGTGCGAGCCATTTTTCTATTTCAGCATATTTTGTTTCATTTTTTAGATATTCAATCTTACCATTATTGATTTTCAATAAATCAATAAATTTAATTTCAGCAGTATCCGCGGAAGTATACTCATAATCTTTCTTCGATAACGTCAAAGATATTTTTAATCTATGAGCACCGGGTGCATTATAATTGGTAAATCCAAATGCATTATCGTTAAGAGTATAATCTTCATTTTCAGTTACAATCGATTCTATATAATCTAAACCTACAACAGCAGATGCGGTATTAGTATACTTAGAAACGGTTACTGATTGTTTTAATACTTGTACGAAATAACCATTTACATAATATACCCCCTCGCCGATTGTACATATTGATGCCGCTCCTGTATAAGTCGTGAGTGGAGCAATTTTAAATACAAGGCCTGGTATATCTACGCTAGTAAGAGTTTCACCTGACTGAAATTCTTGAATAGCACCTGAAGCAGAAAGATATTTTATATAAATTGTGGGTTGGTCAGTATCGGTCGATACATCATAATGTACTACGGTAGCTGTTATGCCATTCGTATCACCTGCAATCGTAGTTCCTACTAAATCAGATATATATGTTTCAATGTTAACATCATTATAATTTACTTCTAATTTAAGAAATTTGACAGTGTCGTCGTAGAATACATGACCCGGTATTACGAGTGTGCCATTTTTAAATACATGGTCACCATGTCGTTTTATTTGAGCTTGAAGTATACTCTGAATCTGCGTTAATTCTCGCGCCTGTACTGGTTTGGCAGGATGAAATAATATTTTATGATACCCTTTTAGAGACTCAAAGTCATCATAATAGGGAAATGTATTTAAATCAAGCATGTAGTATTCCTAGTAAAGTATGCAGTTCTATGTTTTATTCTATGTTTTATTTATTACCGACTCACGTTAAATCTTTATGATGATATTTAATGTTTCTGTCTGTAATTCAGCACGAGTAATAGGGCTTCTATATTCAGAATAAATTATATCACCAGAATATACTTGAACTTCAGGATTAGTAATAGTACCAATAACACTATTACCCGTTCCTCCAAGTGCTGTTATACTTTCTGCCACTTGAAATGAATTATTAGCACCTATATTATTCAAATTTTCAGATGATGTTCTAATTACACGCAGAGCGCCGGTAGTAGAATTGTAATCTACCACTCTACCCTTAGCACCAGATGTAGTACCTGTTATAATGGAGTCAATAGGATATGCATCAACTGGAAGTCCTGCTGCTATTCCTAGGGTTAGAGTTGCGTCTAAAGTAGCTGCTGTTGCGATTGTATCACTGCCAAATATGCTTGGATTGTATACTAGACTAATCTTTCGATAATCATTTCCTACGGTGAAATCCCCACTACCTTCGGCACCAGTTAATATAACATTTATCAGCAAAAACCTAGCAACGGTATCTTTAGCAGGGTTTACTCCAAGTCCACTCATCGGAGTATAAATTATATCAAATACTGCACCTGTTCCAGTTGTTGCTAAGATAGTAGCATGTGTATATCCTGCCCCTGGGTTAGTAATTTCTACATCTGAAATTGAACCACCTGGCCCGTATGTTACGGTGTATTCTAATCCGAGACCATTACCTATTACTTTGAATTCAGCATCTGCCTCTGCATCTGTTACTGCTCTGCTTCCAGCAATGCCACCATTATACCCTGTACCACTTGTTGTAACATTTATTGTGTAAATGCCTCCCTTGTGTTGTGCAGCATATCCTTGATGTAACCATTGTGTATAATATGCATCACTTGGGCCGGGAGCTACAAGAACCGTCCCGACTGGATGATAATATTTACTTGAGAACTTCACAAAATCCGCGGCGGATGTACTAGCTAAAAATCTCCAATAATAATTATCGGCTGTTTTCACTATTCCAGTATCCACTCCAACAGGTACTCCAGTCTCTGGAGAATATATGGAAGGCTGAACCACACCGTTTACGACACTTTGTTTTAGACACACGTACACAGAAAAGTTTTCAGTTACCACAAAACATTTGACATCTGCTATTGAACTCGGTGTCGTAGGGGCTTGGTTTGGCCCATTATATACTGCACTTATATCTCCGGACCAATCGTGTCTATAAATGTCGTAGATTACATTTGCTTGCCATGTCTCTTTGAATATACCAGAATATGCATCAGAGGAAGATATTTTTTTAAGCGAAAGCATATCTTCCCAATCATTGCTTACCATCCTGCCTGTATTTTCAGGAACAGGTACCGTAGTATCCAGATTAGCGACAGTATCCCATGCTTGTGGTCTACCAATACCAAGATATAATGAATCTGCACTCAAATTATTAATGAAATTTGCAAGTGCTGTTGTTTTAAATGTATCACGAATGATTGCAGACATCTACGTTCCTTTTTGAATTCATGTTTGTATTTATTGAATAATTAAATCTGTTTCTGTTGGAGTCAAATAAAACATAGCACCTGCATATTCATTATTAATCGCTCTAATATATCCGGTATGAGTAGCTACCCCAGTTATATCTTTCAGGACAACCGCCGATATATCAATGGAACCTATAGCAGTTATGTCATTTGCCCATGGAGAATTAACAAATGCATCAATATATGATGCGGCTGGTATTATTTTAGCACAGATATTAGCACCAGGTGCTACAACGGCAGGTATCATTCTAACAAACCAAAAGTCGCCGACAGATAATACAGTTGTCAGTCCAGTTCCATCTGTTTTATATTCTCCACTTTCAGTATTCAGAACAAGTGTATATATGTCGCCGCCTGAAATATAATCCTTAAGTTCGAACTTAGGATATGTCAATGGATTTACTTGTTTCTTAATCATACATTCAAATGCATATGTTCTACCATCAGCTGCTACTGGTACTATATTATATATACTTGCAACATTTGCGCTATATAAATCAGATAGTTTGTACATATCCAATTTACCAGATGGTCCAGATGAATGATTCTTTATTACTTGTATATTATCAGCCAATGTCCATTTAGATAAATCTGCTGTAACTATAGGAGGCGCAGCATATTCATCGACAATTCTATACAATGTTTTGCTTGTTTGTCTGGTAGTAAAATCTTTTACAAGAGAAATTGGCATATCGACATATCTGAATTTAGTAAAATCTCCAAATAAATCATCTATTGCTGACCATTCTTGTCCTATCGTACTTTCTTGATACATTGCATATATAGAATATATAAACAATATACTAACGGTGCTGTTATATCCAATTTCATTCAGTATATTAGATTCTGTTAATGTCTGAGTGACAACATCGCCAAATAAAGAAAATCCAGCTGGGTGCACAGTTGTTCTCAACAAAACTTCATAATCTTTTAGCGCTCTACCTGCTTTTACAACGTATGCATAATCTTGGTATCTATTGTTGTCAGCCAATACGGATAATTTATCATTCAATTTACCTACATTTGACTTGAATTTAAAGTCTCCCCATCCATTACCACCTGCGATAGTTGCACCTGAGGCTCTGTTCATATATGAGATAGTAGCATGAGCATTTGATTTTTCGCCGATAAGTACATCGCCTATATCCAAAGATGCAGATAATTGGTGCACAATATCAATATCATCTTCTGTTATGACTAATTTATCTAATTGCTCACTTGTTATAAAAAACGCATCTGATGTTACATCAAGTTTAATTATATTTTTCTCATAATCAACTGAAATTACTTTTGCAGTAGTACCATTGTCGAAGGACGAATCTAGTACATCAAGACCTAATGTATCACCACTTTCCAACAATATATTATCCCCACTCTCTAACAATGCACCAAATGATGCGCTAATATCTCTGTATAAATTAGAATATACTTTTACGGTCTCTCCAGATATAAATGCAGCATTTTCAGCCAAGGTAGCAACAACAGGGAAAATTGGTATAGGAAGGTCATCATAAGCTGCACCATTATCTGTAAAAGATATTCCTTTTATTGAGCCTATGTTTTTACCATGAGATGAAAATTTTGTACCAGATGCTGTTAAATTACCAAATTCATCATATTTATTTTCTAATATTAATATAGGGGGTACCGTATATCCACCTCCTAATGACTTAATAGCTATTTTAGACACAGCACCATACCCACTAGTATCTGTTATCGATACGACGGGTGTTATCGTATATCCTGTACCATAATTGGTTGTTATGACTGAATCAATTGAACCTAATTTATCGAATTTCAAGCGAACATCTGCATTGATAGAACCGTCACCGAGTAATATCAAATCGGCATAGGTATATCCAGTACCTGCATCAACTACGGTGAAGTCTATAATGTTACGCGGAGCCTTTGCTATTAATGTTGCACCTGAACCAATCGTAGCAGATAACACTGGATTTGTGTATCCTGTTCCTTTGTTTATAATTTCTAATGATACTATCGTGTTATCGACAATGATAGGTTGAATTTCAGCACCGGTACCCGTTGGGTCTGTTATGTTTATGACAGTTGAACCATTAATATAATCAACACCTCCGCTTATGACGTCGGCTGATGTAATACCAGTTTCGACCACCGGAGTTATATTAGCATTCATACCATCACCAACTACAAAAGCTGATGTACCGTATTTATATCCTGCTCCTGAATTTTCAATGATGACATCAGTTATTTTATTTTGATATATCAGTGGTTTTAGAATTGCTCCACTTCCACCCCCGCCGGCGACTGAAAGTATAGTACCTCCAGTATATCCCTGACCACCAGCATGAACTTGCACCGCAATTATTTTGCCGGCAGCATCTATTGTAGGCAACAATACAGCACCTGTACCTATACTTGCTGATATTGATACCGGAGTTACTTCTGACTGTGAATAATATCCTTCTCCACCGCTCGTAATATCGTATGATACAAGTTTGCCAGTGCCTGATACACTCAAAGTCATCAGCGCTGATATACCTGCATCAAGTATGATGTTGTCCATATCAGTAGAAATATATCCTTCTCCCTCAGTACTCGATATTGATTTAATCTCACCATTGACAATAATAGGAGTTAATATAGCTGCTATAGCACCTGGTTGACTTGTTGGAGCAGATATACTAGTACCATAAAAATAACCTGTTCCTCCTGATACAACAACAAGCTCTTTCAGTACTCCATTTTTTATATTGCCTGCTCCTAACAAATTAATATCAGCATTGATACCATCGCCGATGATATTGACTGAACTTGTGGTATTATATCCCCATCCTGATTTGTAAATTGTGATACCGGTAATCACTCCACCAGTTATATTAACGCTACCGACGAAATCGAAACCATCACCTATTGTAATATATGCATAAGTATATCCCGACCCGCCACTGACAATGTTAAAAGAACCTATCGAGCCGTCTCGAAGTATAGGATTAAATACCGCCCCAGAGCCGTTACCATTAATATCAGCAGTTGCAGTTTGATAATAATTACCTGCTGATATTAATTTGGTATTAAGCAATCTAAAATCTAGTGATACCGTAGCATCTTCGCCGATGCCCGTTTTCGTTATTAATTTATTATCAAAGCAAGATGGCAGTGTATTATATTCTCCTCTATCAATTATAGAGAGACCGGTAATAGTACCAGTATTATCAGTCGTATTTTGAATTTTTGGCGTAGCCACAAAACCAGTGCTAAATTTCTCTTTAATTAATACAGTAGTTGTTGTATAACCAGACCCTCCGCTAAGTAACGTTATACCTGTTATAGTACCAGAGGATAAAATAGGTACCGCCGAGGCGCCGACACCGTCTCCAAGAATCTCAACTTCCGGATTAATATAATTCACCCCAACATTGCTTTGAGTAAATGATATAACAGCACCAGCAGATAAGTTTGCTGTATAGGATGCACCATATCCATTCACTATTACCTTCAAGTCCTTAGATGATATAGTTGGAGTGGATGTGATTGTTATATCTGATATACCATTAGTAGTATTAAATGTAGGAGTAGCAACAAATCCAGCAATTTTAGCCAAGGTAACAGAATCGATTAATTCAATCTTTGAGTATTTCGGATAATTCGAGCCAGTGTTGACAATCTTAATGCCCTTAAACAACCATGCTGCATTTATACTTGATACTAGGAATTTGGCAGGCGGAGTTCCTTCTTTTCTATTTCCTCCAAGTATTTGCAATTCATCTCCAACAGCATAACCATAACCACCATCAGTAATCGAGAACGCATTTAATTCTGTAGTAACTGCAATATCACCACCAATACCATCAATCTTATCGACTGAGGCAATGAATCCAGCCCCATTTGATGCATCATTGAGGACTGTCAAGTTATCACCAACTGAATATCCGTATCCCTTTTTGATAATATCTACAGTATCGATACCACCTGCTCCAATATCAGAGACGACAGCATCTACATTAAGTCCTGAACCTGCCAAAAATGTGATATTATCCCCAGGTGTGTATAATGCCCCGCTATTATCAAACGATATTCCTACCACTGATTTTGATACAATACCATGCTCATACTCATCTTTAGTATATAAACTATTTTCAATCATTGCAGGGATGATATACAAATCATCCGTTCCCAAAGTACCAGTGACTGCAGTCACTTTAACTCTGATGCGTGATTTATCATTATCAGTCACCCTAGATATAAGTGTCTCGATAATTGCTCTGAAATCTGAATTTAATTGTTTAACAATTAATGTATCATACGGTCTAGCCTCTTCAGTCAATGCTGAAAACTCTAATATATCACCAAAAAGACTTATTGGTTTGTAATATTCTTCGATATATTGTAAAGATAAGTCGATGTTATTATGCAATGCCCTAACGGAGCCGGCGACTTCAAATCTACCCATGACACTTTTATCATTAAGTTTTAACCAATTTAAAGTCGTACCGTTATAAGTAGTGGTGACACAGCTCTCTATAATAGCAGACGCTGGGGTTGGATATGTTTGTTCAATTTCAGAATCATCTACAAGCGACCAAGGACTGTCAGATTCAATTACAACGGATGCTCTGCGAGAATATTCATTATCAGATGCTCTGAATAATTTGTCAGAATTCCAGTCCACTTGAATAATTTCGCCATATATAGCATTCATAATAAATTCAAAGGACTCTAAACTCCCCTTTGATTTTAAAAATTCTGTTATATGTTTAGTCATTAAAATCTTATCCGCAGCCGAGGTGGACGGTATGACATGATATAGCGATGCAGCTAAATGTTCTCTGAATGCGTCAGTAGTTAAATCAATGTCTCTATATTGTAGTATATTACGGATGAAGTCAGTCGGTTGTCCTTTTTGAATCAACCAATCATAATAGTGCTTTAGGAGAGCAACAAATTTAGCATTCTCTGGCTGTCTGGCTATAACAGGAATCTGTGCCTCGATTACATCAGGTATTGTTGGTACTTCAATCATTGAACTGTGTCCTTAATTGCTTTGATTTTAATATTTTGCTGAGTTAAAGTCAGTATAATATTTTGAGTGGAATAAATATCTAACGTAGCCGGCTTTACTGATAGCTTAAATTTTAAATCATCTACACTTGACATTGTTATGTTATTCATAACAACTTCACCTGTCACGTAATTTATTGTACCTACATTTGCCTTGTATATTACATTCTTACCATTAATAGAATAATACTCATGTATCTTGCCGTTGTCGTCAAGCAAGAATAATTTATTTGGTAATATACCATCATTAAATTTTGTACTCTTAAAGGATCCTTTTACTATCTGATTAGCATAAGTGAATACAAAATTATTTGGTTCATACAGATTTGGTCTAACTTCTTTATTCAATGATACCACAGTTTCATTGCTGTATATAGAATAATCAGCAGAATCGATAAGTGATACAAGATTAGAATATCTAAAAACTCCCTTAAATTTATTAATTGAGTCTCCTGCATAATCTGTTATAATTGCTTTTACTAGATATTCTAATTCATAAGGAGTCAATTGTAAATTAGACACAGAATATTTTATAATAGAGTCCACTTCGATATTGATGTATTCCGGGTCAATAAAATCAATCTTGATATTACCTACTCCCTTTCGCATCAAAAAGTCAGATACTAAACTCTTATTTGCTGTACTTAATACTGCTCCTACTCTCGGTTTAACACAAAGCACTACTCGGCCAAATCTAGGTGGCATCGTCGTTGCACCATCCCATGCTAATACTTCTCTTATTTGTTCGAAATTTTGTTGAGCGAGGGCAGCATAATCTTCAGCAACTACCGCTCTATTCTGTGTGGAATATATATTTTTAGCATTCAATTTTACAGATTCAATCGATTCTTCTAACAATCCGCCAGAAGACGGAGATTGTACAGATGCTGTGACGATGGTATTAGAACCTACTCCTGTTATATTTGATGATAATGAAAATACCGATGCTCCATTTGCAACGGCGCCGGATGTTACTACATATGTCATACGAATTTGCGAACCATCTATTGGTTTCTTACCTAGAACACCATCGCCAAAATAAATTTCATATCCATTAAATCCTTCTTGAATCATATACACTTTAGAGGTAGAAGTGACAGATAAGAATGACGTCGGTAGAGTCCATTCTACCCACTGGCTGTCTTCATATAATTCTACTCGAAGGGTAGTAGTATCAACATCGATGTTAGGTATAGTTATAGTAGAATCAGTAGCATCGTATGTGCTTATGTTCTGTGTCAGTACTCCCTCATACACATTTACCGTGCCAACAAATACTGGTAATCCTAACTCAATCTGTTTATCTAATATCGCAGTATCTTTTGTAGTAAAGGTGAATATCTCCTCGTTTACTTTAGTTGTAAATCTAGTACCTCGTGGTACTAGGACTGATGGAGTCGATTCTGCATTTAACAAATTGTCAATATGAACGGTTAAAATAGCGGAGGATGCTCGACGACTTCTACTATTATATCCCAGTTCCTTTGCGCGCGAGATAACAGAACTTCTTTTGGTAGCGGTATCTAGGAAAACCTCATTAGCGAGGAAATTGGCAGCCAGCGCATCATAATGAGCATTATATGCTAATATGTTCAACAGTTGAGATATATTAGAACCTTCAAAATTATAATCTGTGAACTCTGTTTGCTGAGACAGATAATTTTTAAGAGAATCTTTTATGTCTTGAAAATCAAGTTTCCCTATACGTATCTTTTGCATAATACCTTACCTTAGTCGTTCAAATGTGAAATTTAATGTCTGTTGATTAGGATTACCAACAACATGGAACAATATACCAATATTTAAATAGTTGTTTTCTCCTTCGCCTACATATATATCTTCTATGGCTGCTCTCGGTTCTAATTCTTCCATTGACAATAAAATCTTTTGTTTTATAATAGCGGTACTTGGAGGGGTGAGTTGGTCAAAGAGTATACTTCTTATATCAGCACCACGAACCGTATTGAACGGCGAAGAATATGGGCCACTGAATAATATATTTTTCATTGATTGCTTGACAGCATCAACATCTGAAATTTTCAGTATATCTTTAGTGAATGGATGTGCTTGGAGTGATAAGCTTAAATCGGTATAAGTTGCCATGATACTCGTAATGATGATATATGGCACTATTTATCGATTACTGTCTAGGGTCTTTTTTCCCTCTTTTGACGTCTTCTTTGAAATGAGTACTCAGAGGTGACTTCTTTTTACGAGTTTCTTTCCTAGGAAAAAAGATATACAACAATACAAGGACATTAAGTATGAACAAAACAATCAGCTCAGTCATGCTATTTTTATAGTTACTTTTTCTTTATTTTTAATAGCAGTGCTAATCATTGGTTGCAATTTCTTCATAGCAATAACACTATCGCCTACTGATATGATTCTGTTTTTCATGCCAACCAATATACACCCCTCAGTGTCGTCATGTGTATTACCAGCATGTATTCTGATACCAGCAAATCCTTCGACCTTCAGTAATTCAGGTAACAATTTTTTGAATCTATTAGACCTAGTTATGAGTACTTCATATTCTCCTCTAGGTATAGCAGTCTTGGCAGGAATCTTCCAGTCTTTAACTGGTACACCATCAACTTCTCTCACCGTGTCTTCTAATGTGTAACACAGGAATTTACCATTTACCGATAATGTTCCTATTGTACATAATGGATATAAATCAATTCTTTTTAATTCAAGTAACATATTTAATACCTTATAAAATCTTTATTTAATAGTAGAATATCATCGAGGCACAGTCTAATTTTGAACGGTTGTCAAGAATTTGTCAACTATTTCGTAACTTTTATGCCACTTTGCCTGTTATGATACCAGCACCAGCAGAGCCACTATCAGTTGATATTGGTACCAATTCTGAATTCGCCTGTATTTCATTTATTATACCGGTAGATAGTGCTAACAAGAAAGCATCGAATATGTCTTTATTTACTTCCGGTTGTATCGGCAATGCTGCTATCATCTTATCTGCCATTCCTTGTGCTGTCATTGCCATATGTCAAACCTCTGTCAATAATATTAGACCGTTATCATATTTTTTATCATTATTTATTGTCATGACATTCCTTCTATTATTACTTTTATTGTAGGATATATGAATCCAGACAGAACCCCCATTTCGATATTCGAGCAACAATTGGTCAAATAAAATATTGTCCTTTATCCACTTTGCATTTTGAAAGAATCGTTGTCTATCATCTGGTAGACCTCTTATTAGAGAGAATGATATATCAGCCGCCATACCAAGTTCATGTTGTGAAATTCTATCAGGATTTGAATATGGATTGCCAGAAGGTCTGACAACTGAATTTAATTTAAAACCAACACTACTAAATTGCTTTCTTATGGGTTCTAGACAATTAAGGCAAAGTAACTGAGCGTTTACTGCTATATCCCTTGCTGTTAAACCATGTTGTCCCTGGAATGGAAAGTTACTTCCTAGACTCCCCACAGCAACATCTCTGACTTTAAAGTTTGCTGATAATATCGTATTGTATGTTATTAAATCTGGTAAGGAATATATACTTGTTATTTTGCTTGGTGTATGAGTCGATGCAGTTTTATCTGCATCAATTTTTTTCAATTTTTTGTCATATCCAGCTAATATTTTGGACGCTTCAGTATCTTCGAGTTCTATTCCTTGCATTTCTTTTCTGGTAATAGGTGCAGGTAATTTTATTGTCGGTGACCATGTATTTACACCAGATACGCTTTCATAACTATTAGTATGCTTTGAAAATACAATATCACCTGTGGATGGATTCTGTAATATGTTATTTGCATCCAATTCTAATATAGGAGAGGTGACTTTAGATGTCGAACTTCCACCTATCTCGAATGCACCGGAATTTACTCTGAAAGTACCTGCTACATCTAAATTATAATCGCCTGCTACCTTAATATTAGCATCACCGCTAATTTCAACATGCATCGCTCTAGTTACCTTAAGAGACATATCTCCGTCTATAGTAACATGCCCGGAACCTTTGATGTACACAAGTTCATCTTTATCTACTATGATAGTGCGAGTGCCGACAGTGCGGTCTACCTGGTTTCCCTCATTATCAATCTCGAAGAATGTACCTGTATTATGAGCAATGTGTATTCTTTCTGCCCCAGTAGTATCATCAAACTCCATCACATGACCGGACTCGCTCTGATATACATGATTTTTTGGATACATTGCATTATATGGCTGCGGTGGTTGTTTCCATTTGATTGTACTATTGGCTATAGCTATATTCTTTACTGCCATTTGCTCTTTGAGCCCAAGTATAGTCTGGGTTGCTTTGATTCCTGTCGCCAATCTGGGTGTGTCAGACTCTTTCTCATGGGACAACAGTGGATATGTCCCATTTGGGTCTTTAAACCCTTGATTATTAAGGGGAATTTCAATCGGTTTTACGTCAAATTTGCTTTTTGATGGGTAGACATCTTCATCATTATTATCTGTTGCAGTATTGTTGATATTTTCTAGCGACGGTACTTCTTCCGTATATACACCCTGTATTAGTTTATATCCTTCTCTATAGAAATTAAGACTATTTTCATTCAAATAATTATTACTGTCTTCGCCGTTATACACAAGAGCATATGCACCTTCTATCCCGTTGACATGAGCTGCCAATAGCACACCAGATACCTTTTCTTTTGGGGTATATGATGTTATTACTTGGGTTTGCATTAATGCAACATAATATAATTTCAGCAGAATCTCCTCTGCATCATATTGCTCGTTTGGTGTATTTAAATATTGCTCGTTGCTTTTTATACCGTTTTTACCGACCCATTCATTATTGTGTATATATCCCAATATTTCGAGTTCTGTGAGAGTATGTTGATACCGGCCTACACCGAACTCTGTTGTTTTTGGGCTATTGTTTACTCTCAACTCTCCCAGTTTAGCGATTATATTTTTTACATCATTATGGGACAGAGGCCCTATATAATCAGCATTCGGTTCTTCAGGAGGAGTGGGTCTGGGTAATATAGCTAATTCAGATTCAATGCTGGAGTATAACTCATTGCCTGTTAACTCTGCTCGAGGCACACCACCGAGTGCACCTAAGATGAAAGGAATTTGTTTATCCTCATCTAAAAACATTATTGCAACAGTTGAACCGTTGAGATACCCATTTGCAGATGTGCCTATACCACTCATGGCAGCCGAATTATTTTGAACACAGGTCGACCATGGCAAATCTTCTGTTGGCAATATAGACTTATCTGGCTGATGTACCCCTATAATCCTTACCTTGTATCTTGTTGCCCTAAATGGGTCACTTGAACTGTCTTCTATTTTGCCTATATAAATCATTTAATCTCGCTGAAAGCAGCGTCCTTGATTAATTGCATGTTAATTTGATGTCTAGCTTGAGTGAATCTGTGTTGAATTGCTGTTATTAAATATTTTCCACTATATATTTTATCGAATTTATCATTTGTATATTTGTCACTCGAGTCAATTGTCTTGAATTGATTTATCCAGACATTAACAAGTTGTCCTACTTCATAATCGGTTCTGCCATGCACCACTATATCAATTTTCCATGTCTCCAATTGTGCCAACATAGATATACGTTTAGCTATAATCTCAGCCGAATTATCGATGACTCCATTAAACAGATTATTGTATACATGATGTATAGAATGAAGTCCTGAATTTCTAGCTATTGGTAATATATTAAGAGGATTAATATCAGTATGTATAGTCTTCGTAAAATCATTCGTGTATGAATACGTGTTGATATTAAAGTTTTTAGAAAATATTTCCGCACCATACAATCTATGATTATATGCACCATTCATCATATTATTCAAAAAATCCTGAGAAGAGACAAATGTAAGTTCTTTTATTGTTTTGTATTCTCTATCGACATCTCTATGTGATTTACCTGGCGAGAGTTGTTTTCTTGCTGGATTTTTGTCAAAGAACAATTCTGTTTTTGGTTTAGCTGACATCAATGTACTAATTGATTTAAATTTATGGCCTGCTGTGGTCTGGAAAAAAAGATAATTGGGTGTTATTATTTTGTTGTTAGGCAATATAGCTCTAGATGTTATGTGATTTATAATTTTTAACGGGCTCCAATAGGGAGACACGAATTTTATAAAATTATCCGAATCATCAGCATCCAATATCGTACTTCCAAACTCATCTTTAAATATAGATTGTACAAGTACTGAGGTATTACCAGAATATGCTTTGCTTATCCTCTTTTGTACATCCGCGTAGCCTTCATACGAGATAAAATCTAATGTGTATGCATTCTTTTTATCCTGATGCTCTCTTATCCCAATCTTTGTTATCTGAAATGCTGCTTTGATTGTATTCAGTGTAGGAGTGCTGAATTCTATATATAACATTTCTCCACCTACTATGGGGAGAGTTGATATAAGATTTTGAGTTTCGATGACTGCACAATATCCAGTAAGTACAGGAGAAAACAAGTCCTCATATATGGTCATATCTACCATAGAGCCAAGTAAATTGATTTTCCTATTCGATTTTGTATCGATAAGGAATACTGCTTCTATCTCTACATCACCTGCTTGTTGTATGCCTGGTCCTAAAGATTTATCCATTTACGCTAGCTTCCTGAAAGGACTGGACAAATCTTGCTATATATGATGGTTTGATTATTTTAATATGTCTCTTCGATTCGTTTATGTTATATTCAAAGTCGTAATTAGTGATATTTTTAGGTGCTATACCATATATCTCTATAGCGAAATCGGGGTCAATCCATACCCCTTCCAGTGTTTCATAGTGATGCGTCGCGTCTTCGTTGCCTGCACCATATTTTTTTGTAATAAAATCGCGCAATAAATTTCCTGACATTGGCCAACCAGCAGATAAATCTGTTATATTGTTGACATAGAGTATAGTCCAATGCAGAAAGGGGTTGTTATATACTCTTGCTGCGATGGATTCTGGTGTTATATTATCCGAGACAATATATTCATCACACAATTTAGCCAAATCCTCTTCCGATATATTCAATTGGATTCGTTGTGTCAAATCTACCACTACATCAATGATAGGTTTTACATCCTGTGGTATAGTATAATCATATTTTATAAATGAAAAGTCTTTGAAATAAGCCATTTAGTAGCCGCCTTTATCTATCAATTCTCTCGTGAGTGGTTCTAGTTCTACGAAAATCATATCTAATCCTATTGCAACAGGATTATCTGTGCCCTCAAAGGCTATAAATTCACCTATCTGAGTATAATTAACATCTATGCTCTGCAATGCGCATGTTGTTATTCTGCTTAATGCGACATTCTCCTCATCTTTATGCATAAATTCTATATCGAATTCTGCTGGTGTTATAAGCAACGATGACCCCCCAGCAGAACCATCAAATTCTGGATGCATATGTAACTTAAATTCTCGTATTATGTTTGTTATATTTTTACTTTCTTGTTCATTTCTTGGTATAAAGAGATATGAAAACTGATGACTTCTGAATTTCATATTGTTGAATAATTGTTCTTGTCTCCTATTAATAACTTTACCAGTGAACTTCTGTATTATATTTTTTGCGATTTTACCTGCATCATCTCCGTGTTCGCGCGCATTATCTCTTAACCCAGGAATTTTAAGTGATATACGTTTAGCTATACGCTCTACTGCTATAGGAGCAAGTCCTTGTAATGCTGTTGCGGCAGTATCTCCATCAGGACTGATTGCAGCTAATATAGTTGCACCAAGCGCACCAATTGCTTCTGATGCTGAGTAATCTGCATCATAATTTGCTCTAACTTTAGCTGGCATTGGCAAACATATTGCTGATTTTATTCTCTTAGTACCAGTAGTAAATTCAACCGAATCTAATTTTTTAATTTTGCCAAATGGTTGTGGGCTACCCTGCGATGCATCTGATAATACATTTGCGCCAGCAATCAAAACATTTGTGCCAGTTTTTATTGCTTCTGATATATAAGACTTGTTTATTGATTGAGATACAGCAGCACCAGTCCTCTTTTCTTCTACATCGTACGTACTTGTGTCTTTGATATATTTAGACTTGCTGTTTTCATTTATATAAAATATAGTATAATATGGATACCGTTCTCCACCTAGCTGCCCAAGTGGGTATTCTATGGTAGAATATGTTTGGTCTGGTATAAATGTTCTACTATTTAATATTGGTTTCTGTGTTTCTGCCAATTTAGTTTCTCTCGTTTTATATGCCATATACTAGTGATAAATATAATTGATTATGATTAATTACTATTTATCACTGAGTGTTGAATGAGCAAATTTCCAAAACCATATAGATGGTCACCAAAACATCCTGAAAAATATGCAGGTGACCCAACACAAATATGGGTAAGGTCAGGATGGGAACAGAAAGCAATGTTGTTCTTCGATAATAATCCTGATATATTAGAATGGTCTTCCGAAGAAATTGTTATACCATATCTGAGCCCAGTAGATAATAGAATACATAGATATTTCCCAGATTTTGTCGTTGTATCTAAATCAAGCACGGGTATTAATAATTATTTGGTAGAAGTTAAACCCAAGGCACAGACGCTTCCACCCAAAAAGAGGAAGAAATCTACTCCTAGGATGATTACTGAAATTATGACGTATGAAGTAAATCAAGCAAAATGGGCCGCGGCGCAACATTGGTGCAAAATTAAAAATATGACATTTCTTATACTAACAGAAGACCACATTAAACCATGAAAAGTTTCAAAGAATATATAAAAAAAGGCACTTATGCTGCATTGAAACCAGTAAACTCAGATGCAAAAGCATTACACGATGTTTGCACAGAATTACATGTTCCTAATCTTGAACCAACTGATAAATTACATTGTACTTTATTATACAGTAGAAAATTTCTCCCAAATTATATTCCCGAACCAGATAGAGAATATGAAGGAAAGATAAGTGGAGTAGAAATATGGCCGACAAAATCTGGTAAAAATTGCCTTGTGATAAAATTTAAATCACCTGACATAATAAAAAGACACAATCAATTGATGGACGAACATAATGCTACTCACGATTTTTCAGAATTTAAACCTCATATTTCTGCGTCGTACGATGTAGGCGACTTCGATATATCAAAGTTGAAAGACAAATTGCCTAAAGACATCACTTTTTCCAATGAATATGAAGAAGAATTGGATTTGACAGGAAAATGAAGCAACCAATGCGCAACCTAAGAGATACCGTACATGCTAATGCCAAGAAAGAATCGAAACTATCTTGGCAGTGGTATGAAACTAATGTGAGAAATGCGGCAGCTGGAATGTCCGCTCAGAAGTTTCTGGGGGACAATCAAGCACATCAAAGTAAAAACGTAGTGCCGGGTGATATGGTAAGTTTCTTTTATTCTCCTAAGGGAAAAGATACCCTTCCTTATTATGATACATTCCCGATGAGTCTTCCTTTTAACACAGATTCTGATTCATTCACCGCACTCAATTTACATTATCTACACCCAAGAGTAAGAGCAGCATTATTAGAAAAATTGATGGTATATAGCACAGATGATACTTTATCATCTAAAACTAAACTAGCATTCAGTTGGCAGGCATTAAAAACAGCATCTCAGTTCTCCGAGGTTTCTAATTGTGTCAAAAAATATTTATTCAAACAGGTAAAAAGTAACTTCATTATAATCCCACCAAACGAATGGAAATTTACGATATGGCTTCCTCTATGTCGTTTCAAGGGTGCCTCAAACGAAGAAGTCTGGAGTAAGAAATGAGTATAAAAGACACCGTAGTTAACGGGCTGGAGGAATTAAAAAAACCTAGAAATGCTCTATTGTTGGGTGCATCTAAATATGCATATGACGTATTCGGTAAAAAAAATGTAGCTGAATCAACCCCACCAAATGATGATGCATTCTCATTATCATCGTTCACTGCAAAATTAAAAACTGATCAGTTCAGACTTTCTAAGGGGTATTATTACATTGGTTATATATTGGTTAATGGTGCTTCCTTAGAGGAGATAATGTCTATGGGGTTCCATTTAAACAAGGTGACATTGCCGGGCTGGAGAATCAAATCGCAACAAGCTAAAATATATGGACTGCAATATGAAATACCAATAGAATTAGAACAAGACCCTATGTGGATGACATTCAATGTGGATATAATGCACAGATTAGAAAAGTTCTTTATGCATAAAACAAAAGTATCGTTGTTTGATAAATCCTCTTATTCTCCTAAATATAAAGAAGAAGCGCAATTCAACATGCAATTAATAGTAACAGATGAAAATTTTACTCCAGTTCACAGTTACATTTTCGAAAATTGTTTTATAAAAACTGTATTGAATGTTAGTTATGGTGCATCGAATGTAGGACACCAAGAAATTACCGTAGAACTAGTATACGAAACTGTTAAATATGAAGATATATTGACAGCAAGAAAATCAGGAAATATTGCACCTGATATTACATCTAAAAATAAACTTAAAATAGGGCCATTTAATGCAGACATAAGTGTTATAAATCAAGCAAAAGACACTATCAGTAATATACCAAAATGGTTTACAGGCGAAACAAAACTTTAAAAGGAATATAAAATGGCAATAATTGAAATGATGCTACCCGAATATATTTGCACTCTACCTATATCTAAAACGGTCGTTAAATATAGGCCCTTTACGGTGAAAGAAGAAAAAGTTCTTCTTTTAGCTAAAGAAGAGCAAAACACTGAAATGATGTTGACCTCAATGAACCAGATATTTAATAATTGTACGTTCGGCAAAATATCAATAGACAACATAAACAAAATAGATGCAGAATATTTGTTTCTTCAACTGAGATGCAAATCAATAGGAGAAGGCATCGATATTAAAGGTATATGCGAGGAGTGCGGAGTAAAAACTCCATTATTAATGGATTTAACTACTGCATTTGTTGCTGGTGAATTAAAGATTGAACCTATTGAGATAATGAAAGACATTTGGTTGACAATGAAGGTGCCATCTTTAAAAGATTCTTTGCGGTTAAAAGAAGGAGATGATATTCTAGCGATTGCTATGTCACTTGATACTATAATTGAAGGGGAAAATGTTAAACATGCCAGCGATTATACAGAACAGGAAAGGATAGAATTGATTGAATCTTTGATGAATAGTCAATTAGTAAAATTGACTCAATTCTATAAGAACTTCCCTATATTAACTATAGATATAGAATACACATGCAAGTGCGAACATAAAAATAAAATTCACATTGAAGGCATAGATAATTTTTTCGCTTGAGCCTCTCTGAAGAGGGGCTGGCAGAATATTTTAAACTTAATTTCTCTCTTATCAACAATAAACACTTCACGTTGGCAGAGTTGGAAGATATGTTGCCGTGGGAAAGAAGTATATATGTTGGATTATTGAAACAGAAACAAGAAAAAGAGGATTGAAATGTCTATTTTATCGGACAACGCGTTAGTTAAACAAAAGAAACGATTTGATGCTGTGATTAAGGTCATGGCATATAATATAGTTGACGGACATCTTACTAATACTAATGCTCTACCTACGCCGGCTGAAGTAAATGGCATGATAAAAGACGAAGAGACTGAACTTCGTATATTATTCAAGACAAATAAAACAGAGTTTAACAATTATTTAAATTCATATTTCCACACGGTTAAAGGTAAACATATTGCTACCTTAGCCCCTGATATGCAGGATTTATTAATTGAAGAGGGAGCAGTAACCTCTGGTGGTAAAATATCGGCTGGGGCCGCGCGTGCCGTAAAAAGTGGACTAGGTAAATTGCATGTGAGAGCATCTGCATCTCAACTCGGTATTGATATTAAACCATCTACCGCTAGAACTGGTATATTGGATACATTTAAATCGAGATATTATGACCCAAATACTCCAAAGACTACCGCAGAGAATAAACAGCTAGTGCTTGATAAAAGGGGATTCGCAGAAGACGACAAATATCGTGCTCTAATTCTTTCTGAAGAAAAAAGAATATTAGATAAAAAGCATCTAGCCACAGAGGAAGAAATTCGGTTATTGAAGGCAATCAAAGAAACAAAAGTACAATGGGACAAGAAGGTAATGTCCAATGAAAGATTTAGAGCATCATTAAGTCCAGCAGGCAAAGGGTTGGATGATGTTCTGACTGTGGCAAAGTCAGGATTAAGTTCTATAATGAAATTCTTGCTTACACCAAAGCAACCCAAAAATGTCCAAGCTGTGGAAAATCCTCCTGTTGTTGCCCCTACTCCTACGCCTGTTGTTGCACCTACTCCTGTACCTCCAAAAAATAATATCACAACAAAAGAGTCAGAATTGCCATTAATGGCAACCCCAAAGTACAGGCAACCTCAAAAGTCGAATATAAAGATAGAAGAAAAGAATCTTGCTGCTAATGATAGTGTATTTGAGGAAGAAAAAGATGAATCAGCTGATGAACTGATAGAAAGTACAAAAGAAGCGGCAAAAAAGAATTATGAAATCCTTGTACAGATAGATGAGGATATTAAGAATTTGAAGGGAACTGGCGAGGAATCCTCTTTAATAGATACAATATCTGCCGGAATATCAGGAGCATTAGCATCAAAACTTTTACCAGCATTAAAATCTATTGTTGGTTCAATTGCTAGAATAGCCGTGCCAGCGGCATTGATTGCAGGTGCTGGTGCGGCTGGATATGCTGCTGGCACAAGTATATTAAAATCTATTGGTGAACTGGATGAAAATGGCAACATCGCTGGCGATAGTGTAATCGGTAAAGTGACTTCTTTTTTGTCTGGAGCAGATACCGATGCCGAAAATGCTGCTAAGCCTGTTCCCATGGATTTGGAACACATCTCAACTGCCCGATTAATTCAATTAAATAAATCGAGGGTGGCTCAAGGCAAGGACGAATTATATAGAGACGAAGCATCTCAAAAGAAATGGGATGCTGAACGAGCCGCGATGCGGGCAGCGAGAGCAGCAGCAGCCAAGAAACTTGAAACTCAACCAAAAAATACTGCTGAGGAATTAGATAAACAATCTACTATTATTGAGAAAAATAAAAATACAGCCAAAGCACAAGAAGTAGCGGCGGCAGTTGGTTCTGCTATCACTCAAAGTAATCAACAGACCATCCAAAATATATCTACTGTCGCTAATGATAATAACAGACAAAAAGATAGCCCTCGAAATCAAGATAATAGTATTTCACTATTCTTGAAAACGAGAGCTAAATTTGCTTAATCCGCTTTTTCAGATAGACTTCGAATCAGATTCATCACATCATCTGTATCATCATCTGTTGATACTTCAACTCGCTTAGTAGCTACTTTTGCTTCTTTTACTACTTTTTGTGTATCCTCGACTTCTTCATTTGCCCTATCATCTACTTCAGGCGCTTTTACCAAGACAAAAGCAAGACGTTTTCGCAATGCATCAGCAGATTTAAATTGATCCTTCTGGATAAATTTCTGTGGGTCATTTTCTGCCGTATACTGCGCCATGAAATCGACATCAATATCACCGCCAGCTTCAAACGTTGACTTTCCATAATTAACCTGCCCATCTACCTTACGAATTCGAAGCTTGAAGTTTGGCCAATTGTTTTCATCGCCTTCTACACCAAATACATTATATTTCGCATCGTCCTCATCAACTGGTTGCAATGCATCTGCAATCATATCGAATACCTTTGTGCCGAATTTGTAAAGATATACTTTACCTTCGTGCTCTTGGTTCTTCTTATCTTCGATGACAAGAATACGAGCGATATATGATGTTTTGCGATTCATCCCGTACTTTCTAGCATCATCCTTCGACATCGAAGCATATAACTTACCATTTTCAATACATACTGGGCATTCCTCATCGATTGAAGTAAGGCAATTATCAATCAACCATTTACCGTTCGGTCCTTGAAAACCATGGGTATACAACTTAACAAATGGAACATCTTCTTCGTTAGCTGCAGGTAGGAATCGGATAACAGCTGAACCATTACCGGCGGCGTCTCGAGTTGGATAATAGAAGAATTCATCTGTTCTATCAAAGGAAGAATTGGTTTTTGCTTTTTGGACTGCTGCTAGGAGTTTGTTCATTGCTGAATTTGACATTTTATTTCCTTTATTTAAACGGCTTCTCGACTTATCGTCATACGTGCCAACCTGTTAAAAAATCACAATATCATAATGTACTCGGAGGTAACAGCACCTCACGTCTTTAATTACAACTAAAATTCATTTCAATAGATGTTTCACTTGAAAATAAAGTTCCTCATCTTCCTCACAATCAAATGATTCTTCTTCCTGAATTTCATTCAAACGTTGTTTCTTTTGTTTCCTGGCTAACTTTTCTTCTACTTCGGCTTGAAAATGTTTCTTATGAAATTTCTTGTCCACTTCTCTATTTCCTAAATGATAACACAAATGGTGAATAATTGCAAATTTTTCTAACTTCTTCTCTTACTAATGGGTCTATCGAGTCACTTAACTTGCGCATATAAGGATAAGTGATATTACAGAGGCAAATGAACTCAATACTAATAGAATTTTCCCAAAATAACTGAAGAATCGGCGGAGGGTTTCCTGTTCTAGTTTCTTCAAAAAATGACTTGAACGATACCGTCTTACTGTCTCTAATTGTTTGGATGGTGGAAAAATCATTTGTTATGTTCTTAGTGAAAGTAGAATAAAATTTAATTTTCTCAAAGTATTTATCATTTGCTTCAGTATAATTATTATATAACCAGTCTGTGTTGTCTAAAAAATTGAAGACACAGAATTTAAGAGCATCTTTAGATGATTCGATGTGCCGAGCAAAATATGAAAATCTATGTTTGTCTCTTCTGTTATCAAATGAAATACTAGAAATCGTTTTAGACTTTCCCTTATATTTATTTAAATCATAAGAAGAAGTAAAATGTAAATTTACTGCTGAGTATATTTTATAAAATTTGTATGGCTGAATAGGCATTTCATATTGGCAATTTAGATGTTTCTTTCAATAACCCAGCGGCAATAGATTCCTCCTCTAATTTGCATTTGAGTAGAGGAGATATGAGTTGCAATTTAACCAAATCCTCAGGGTCTATACCATTATTATCACACACATACATGATAGATTCCATATATGGAATATGATTTGATATACTGATGTCATTGACCATCATATAAAACTTTTCTCCATTTAAGAATTGTGCCTCAAGTTCTTCTCGCGTTTTCATCATTCATCAATCCAATTATAGAGGTGTTTCATTTTAGCCTTGGCTGCTGTACTGGTAGGTTGCAAGGTATTGTTATCGATATTGTATATGATGTTATCGAAAATAGAATGTTTCCTATTCAAAGGACATGCATATCCAATATTCCTTACTTTATTAGCGGCTGCTACGGTTGCACCAGTCTGCTTTGAGAAGTTATCTTTGTCTGAGCAAAACGAGGGGTAAAAAGTCAATGTCATAGTGTCATAATTGAGTTCACAGATGGCAGTCATGCCGCCGGATGAGGAATATTGATTGTGCTTGTCATCCCAGCGCCTATAATATCTGAGTACAGTAACTACAGCAGGCTTTTCTTTCTTTCCACAAACACAATTGCGTTGCATTTCAAATTCTCCTAAATTAGTATTGTTTCATCACAAATCCGACAGGTTTCAGACTGTCTGCTCTTACAAATTGAGCTGTTTTAAAATCGGCCGTTACTTCAATGAATCTAACCCCGCCAATTTGTTTTTCAAATGCATCTCTCTCAAGATGATAGAAAATCATTCCTGGGTCATACATTGATTCAGATTTGATGAATTTGTAATTTTCCATAATTGCCCTTATAAATTATTTTCGTGTGATAGAATACTCTGATGAAGCGAGTGGCATTCACATCTCCATTTTCTTCATGACAAAATCTCGTACCCTCTTTGCAACAGACGGCCCGAGTTCTTTGAATGTAAAACCAGAGGCTGCAATAATATTGACATCTTCTTTTATAATATCAGACATTACCCAGCGAATCATGTCGCCTGTTTTCTTTATATCAACTTCCCCGCCATTCAACGTGTCAAATATAATTTGCGCAGCTTGTTCAAGGCGCCCATTATGGGCAAGTCTAGCAGCCAAATCCTTCAAATTATTAATTTTTTCTACATCAATTGTGGCGAGTATTTTTACTTTGCTATTGCTGTGTTTCTCTCCTTTTACTTTGAACCAAAAACCAGAATTATTATAATTTTCGTCGGTGCATCTCCAAACGATTCCCTCTCCTGTCGCGTTGACACCAAATGCCGCACCAACAGGGCATTCTTCTTCTACTGATAGAGTTAATTGATTGAGTTTATTTTGGACTGCATGAGGATTTTCAAAATCAATATCAAGTTGAAAGCAAGGAAAGTCATATATACAATATATGCAAGATTCCTCAGGAATCTTTCCAGTTGGCCTCAATACATATTCACGGCATCCATCGATTGTATCAACAATTTGTTGACGTGTAAAATATGTCTTATTGCCTTCCTCGTCAACAAATGCCACACCAAAGATAACAAACATTTTTGGCAGTTCAGAAATAGCAACACCTTTTTGGATGCCCTTCCCACACCATTCTCCCCAAACAACAATATCTTGTTTCAGAGAATCTGCGATTGCATCGCGAGCAATACATCTAGCTGTACACATTAAATCTCGAAACGCAAATTCGTTCGCAATTGCAAACATGGCAAATCCAGCATTATCTCTTTCTGGTGTGATGATATTTTCGCGGGATTGATACCACATATCGCCATCATGCGACTGCGCAACAGAGGAATTTGTCCCGTGTAATTTTACGGTGCCCTCAAAATGCAGTGTAGGAAGCTTAGCAGATGTATCGAAAATTGCATTCCCATTATCATCAAGCCCACTGAAGCGAACTTTATGCTGTACGTTTTTTACAACATTACGAAATTGCTCAATAGAAGGCCAGCGAATTAAATTTTGCATGATGTATATTTCCTTAAATCAGATTACCGTGAATGTCGATATGTGCTTCTTTTGCTCGATTAATAAGATTGGTAATATCATGTAAACGTCAAACATCTATTACAGGATGCATCTTTGCATTGAATTCTGCTTCTGTATATCTTACACCATTCAGATACCAGAATTTATCTCCATTGATATATTCAACTGCAGGGCCGTCTTCACGATGGCATTTACCGTTCAGATACCAGATTTTGTCCCCATTAGCACATTCAATCGCCGGGCCGTCTTCACGATGGCATTTACCGTTCAGATACCAACTTTTGTCCCCATTAGCACATTCAATCGCTGGGCCGTCTTCACGATGGCATTTACCGTTCAGATACCAACTTTTGTAACCATCAGCATATTCAATCGCTGGGCCGTCTTCACGATGGCATTTACCGTTCAGATACCAGATTTTGTCTCCATTAGCATATTCAATCGCCGGGCCGTCTTCACGGTGATATTGTCCATTCAAACCCCAGTATTTGTCCCCATTAGCATATTCAATCGCCGGGCCGTCTTCACGATGCAATTCACCATTCAGGTACCAGTAATTGTCTCCATTAACTTTTTCAATGGCAGGGCCGTCTTCACGATGAAGTTCCCCATTCAAGTACCAGAGTTTGTCGCCATTAGCATTAACCTGAACCTCGACTTCGTTCGTAAACATTTTCTTCTCCGTGTTGTTTAATTGATGTATACATTATACCACGACTCAATTAAATGTCAAATGCCTTAATGAATCAAGCATTTATCTAAACGACCGTCTAGGATGCTGCACCATTCTTGTTGTTTTTGAGTTGATGGGTGCATATCGACTGTGTCAAGATAATGGGGCTAAGCCGCCGCGGGAGAGTACGGTCAATAAGTTCATGGAGTAACCATCATAGCCATTCCGGTCACTACCACACCCGCAAGAGCGCCGCCTAATAACGTACTGACCTCATCCCGTAAATCTGCCCGGCGGCTAGCAGGGTGGAGGATATCCCACACTTCTTTGAGTATCCCGACGTTCGCCGCCGCCAACAGTCCAAGGAGTGCCGCCATCTGCATACTTGTGATGCCTCCCACAATCAGGCCGAGTGCCGCCGTAATAGAAATGCAGTATCCAACAAAAAAGTGAGCCTTGTTATCCATCGATATTTTCATTTTATTTCTCCGTATTGTTTAATTGATGTATACATTATACCACGACTCAATTAAATGTCAAATGCCGAAATAAATCAATTACTTAACAATCTTCACT